GATGCAATGGACGGAAGAGACTAAACTTGAGAATGTGCCTAAATCCAAACGAGGCGCTTTTGTAAAATGGAAATCGGATCGATCTAAAAGCATTGATGACCGTTTCTGGGAGAAAGTGAATAAAGGAACGGAGCATGAATGCTGGCCGTTCAGGACATCGAGGGAAGGATACGGGAGTTTTTACGTTCCGGGAGACCCGCCGACACATATTCGTTCCAACCGAATGGCGTGGATTCTCACACGTGGGCACATTCCTGATGGCCTTCACGTTCTCCATGAATGCGATAATCCATGCTGCTGCAATCCGAATCACTTGTTCCTTGGAACTCATAAAGAAAATATGAAGGACATGACGACCAAGATTCGATCCGATTGGATTCCCGATAAGCGATTGTCGGACTTGGAGATCATTGAAATTCGAAGGCGATACCATCCAAGCAAAACTACGCACGCTCTTCTGGCGAGAGAATTCCGAGTCACCGAGGCTCAGATACGGTCGGCGCTTAGCAATCGAATCCGCAAAGGTCGCCACAGAAAATTGTCTGAGGATCAAGTCCGCGAGATCAAAGAAGCCCATCGCCTCGGTGCATCCATTCGCACGCTCGGAAGACAGTTTGGCGTCAGCCATCACACCATCCACTGCATTATTAAATGTAAAACGTGGCTTCATGTGGCTCAGGGTACGGAATAAAATAATCTCATCGAACCGTCAGCCCGGACGCGTTTTATGAACTGGACGGCCACAATCGGGTGAACTGTTTGGTGCGGCGTATCTGACCCTCCGGAGGTGACTATCAATTGGCGACGCGCCCCATGTCCGCCAGACGCGAATTCCTGCCCTTCGTCGATATCTGTTGTCACCGGAAAGAAGTTCTGGCTCGTCTTAAATGCGCAATTCGGAAGTTCCGCCTGAACCAGCGTATGCGTGCCTTCACCGTAAAGATCGCCAAGCCCAAGTGTATGCGCTGGCGTGTTGCTCGGAATATCGCCAATACCCATCGGCGAACGGCCATCGAAATCATGATCAATCGCCCACATCGGCCCTGAGCGATCCGACGATGCCCCGGCATCCCCGCCGTCATACGTCGTCAGCGCCGTCGCATCCCCGCGAAAAATTCGCCTGACATCTGCGCTTGTCTCTGGATTCGGGGTGATCCAAACGCCGTCGAACCGATACCAGCGCATATCGTTCGTGTTCAGCCACGGATAAGCGTTATTCCCAACATCAGGTTTGCTGCTGCCGTAGTTGTAGAACGCCATCCCGCCAGCGAGTTGCGCCTGCATGTTCGAGGCAAAATCGTTGAGGGCCTGCTGCGGAGAACCGGGCCAACAGTAGCCGGGAGGAAGCGTTCCGGGAATGATCGGGAGTAAAATCGTGTCGGCCACAGTCCACGTTAACGTTAAAGTATTAACAAAAGCAACTGATTTTTCCTCTTGCGTGTTTCATGGAAATCCCTACTTTAAATGAAGTTGTTCAAGAGTTCAGACCCGCACGGCCAGCAATGACTGAGCGGGTTTTTTATTCCACTTCGTAAGTAAAGTAATTCTCGCCGCACGCTTCGACCGCAATACAAGGCTCATCCGTCGGACAGCTCGGAAGCGTTTCAGGAATTGGCGTCGCCCAAACGAGTGTTTTGCGCATCTGCGCTTTGCCGGTCCATTGCTCGCGCAACTGAATCTGATAACCCGTTCGGTAAAGGCGTTTGCTGACCGGATTACAGTCATCCTGCGGTTCAGGCAATCGTTTAAAGGTCGCATACATCGGCTGGAGGGTTCGTGGCGTTGTGCAAGGCGCTGGCGAGCACGTCTCAGTCTCTGAACAAACCGAGAACGTTTTCCAATCATGCCAGTTCTGCATTTGATCGGTCTTGAACTTCACGTCAAAAGCGACTGAACCCGAAATTTCTTCGATAAATAGATCAGCGCAGACCAACTTTTTGAGCGGCAGCTTGACCTGCGGTGGCGTGTAACCTTCGAGCGCAAACAGCGCGTTGGAGATGATCCAGGACTCGATTGAAACATCGTTCGTGCCGTCAAAGTCAGCGATCAAATCATCGTCAGACAGGATTTCGTAAAGGCAGATATCGCCATTCCCGTCCAATGCAAACGCAAAGGCGCGTTCATCGTCGTCGAATACTCCGTTGACCAACTGGAGGATTGGGATGCCAGTCCAGAGCCCGTCGTAGCATGGAGTGGCGCGAGTTGTCAGCGAAGAGATATTGTTGAAATCAATGACCATCAGGCCGCGGTGCGCGATGCCACGATTTGGAACACGGTAAGGGCTGACCGTCGAGAGCAGTCGATTGTTGAAATCAATCGAAGAGAAATGATCGACAAGGAGCGAAGGCGTGTCCTTGGATATGATCTTCTCCATCTCGAATGAGAGTGGGGTCTGAACCCACGTGTTGAAGTCGCGACGCGCAACCTGATAGCTCCTGAGCCCATCCTTGGCGCGATACCAGGCATCTCCGTTTATGATCGTCACACCGTCGGAGAGCGGGCCAGCATGGGGCAGCGAAACAACCTGCGTCGGTTGTGCGGTTGTGGTCCATTGCGTGGCGTCCAAAGGCAGAGTGGCAGAAAATATACCCTTGCGCGTTCCAATCTGAATCGGGCCTTGACCGAGGGACGTGTCAGGAATAGCAACAGCGAAGATGGCGTTGATCTTGCCCGCCGTTACCGGGATGCCGAAGGAAGCGCCGCCCAGAATAGCGACGTTATCAGTCATCTTAAGGATTGAATCCCGATATTGGTAAGATGGCGTTCCGCTGCCCGTGTTATAAACCAAGTCTGAGGCGATGTAAGAGCGGCGGTCTGGAAGCGCCATGATCGTTCTGCCGTTGATATATTGGCCAACCGTTCCTGCAGGCAGTTCTGTTCCGGCTGGCCCTGCGCTCCGTCTCAACGTTGCGCCGTCGAAGAACAAGGGAAAGCTTAAGCCGTCATTTATGATCTCGAAGTCTTGAGATTGCCAGAGCCATGCTTTTTCGGTGTTGGGATTGTTTAGATCGCCAGCAATCGAAAGATCGACAACCGTCGCAGTGTTCCCGACAACGCGATAACGGAAGATTCTGCCTCCGATGGACGATACCAGCGAATTGGATTGGTTCCCGAATCCTTCGTGGAAAGCTGCGCCTTGAAAAATGGCCTGCGTCGCGTGCGTGCGGGTATCATCGTCGGCATATTGGAGAAGGAGCTTGCGATAGCGTGGGCGAGTTTTGGGGTGCCCTCCGCGATTGGTGACATTGACGGCAAACGAGAGTTGGTTATGCGCGAGTAAATGCGGAGGAACGCCAGAGTGCATCCCGGCACCCGTCGTGTCGATGCTGTCGAGGAAGGCGTTTGGCTGCGGGGCACCCACGATTTAGTAATTCGGTTCTGCCGCCGAGATCGCCGCTTTCATCAAGACACGGCGCGGTGAAGGCTGGATCGCCTCGGAGTGCATTCGGCGGTGATGATCCGCCATCGCGTTGTGTTTGGCGGCGAGAGCGGAATGACGCGCCATTGCCTTGGCGTGATATTCCGGAGCATCGTCCGCGTCGTTATCAGGAACAGGATTCTTTTTCATAAACATTAAACCGATGTGTATCGAATCGACACTTTCCAACCGACCGTTTTAGCAGCCGAGCCAGTCACGAAGATCTGTAATCCGCCCTGCGTTCCGGCCACATTTGAAATCGTCACCCCACCGGGCGTCAGCGCGTCCGAATCCTCCGTCCACGGCGTTGGTTCAAGATGGACAATACCAGCAGCGCCGACACCATTGTTTCTGAGGATGCCTCGCTGCTTAAAACCATACCCTTTGTGAGTCCCTCCGTTGTCGTAGATCGCAATCGCGGTCACTTCGAACGTGCAGGAAGATCCTCCGGCAATCGTAAAATTCAAGATCGACACTGGGGTTGTGCCGTCGGTCGTCGCGCCGGTTCCGCTGGCGAAACGTTCGTCCGTCTGACCACCAGCTCCAGCCAACCGCGAATCGTCGGAACGAACTACTTTAGTCGAGTCAGAGACACCATCGGCGGCGACGTTAACTTCCACCGAAAGCATATTCGCGTTCGACGACCAGGTTGCGAAAGTGCCGTTCGTCAGAGAATTGAATCTCAAATCCACGCCACTCTTGGAATTGAAAACGCCAACACCATTTCCAAGGTTTGAGGCAGTGTTAACTTCCCCAGAGCCTCCACCTGCCGCCACCCATGCGCCATTGACCCTAAAATACAGATTTGGAGTGCTGTCCGTCTGATAGACTATTAGACCATTGGCTGGACTGCTGATGGCTGTGCGTTGCGCGGACGTCATGCGCGGCACGAGAAGCCCTGTGGTGGTGGAAGTGATATCGAGAGCGGCACTCGGGTCAATAGTGGTGGAACCGATAACGACCCAACCGCCGAGTGGATTCAAGACCAGAGGGGTATGCGCCACGCCGCTGTTAATTGATCCAATCAGGAATCGGTCCAGGCTATTGTTGTAGCCCATCCATCCGTAATGAGTCCCGTCCTGCTGGCCAACGTATAATTGCGCTGTGCTCTGATCGACCGTGTTGGTTCCCTCCGCAACTATAACCTTGGAAGCCGCGCCACCCTGGAACGTAAAGGCATTTGATCCCCGAAATATTCCAGAGCCATTGCTGCGGGTAATTCCCAGCTCAACAAATCCAGCGTCAAGCTGGTTATAGATTCCAATCTCAGACGGACTCATTCCGACCCCGCCTTTATACCCACCGCTGGGATCGTAAAATCGAATCACCGAATTCGAACCCACCGCAGATTCAAGCCGCATCACGAGGTCACGTGTCACAGTCTTGATGTGAACATAATCAGACGGAGAAGCCCCAGCCAAACCGACGCCTAATCCGGCTCCCTGCGGACTTAGCACGAGCGGACGGTGAGCAATACCGTCTTCGACTGCTCCGATTAAACCGACGTTGTTGGTGGTATCAAATCCTGTCCACACCTCCTTGGTATTGCTGCTGTAAAAGTGAGCCACAGCATCGCCGAACGAGGTGGTTCCAGACCCGCTGCGCACCAGAAGTGGAGCAAGACTAGTGAAAAACGTATTGTCGTAATATACGATTGGATCAGCACCGTCAGCGGTTCCGAAAAATCCAACCGCACCCAGCGTGGAATCGTAACCGACTCCGAATTTATAAGTCGATCCGTCGAAAAAATAATGGACCGCATCTCCACCCGCCGAGGTGAGACGGGAGTAAGCGCCCAGCAGTCCGAATGTGCTTTCCAGTCGGAACATCTCCGTTGGGACGTTATCCGATGTGCCGGTCAGTGCGAGCGGTGGAACCTTGAAAACGATGCTGCTTTTACCGGTGCCGGTTGAATCGCCTCCGGACAGGATAAGGTCACCTCCTGCCGTGTCCGCCACTCCACCGACCGCGCTACCAGCCAACAGGGTCAATGATCCTCCGGCGGCGTGATAATTGGTGGAGCGGCTCACACCGATAATTCGATCATTGTCTCCGGAGAGTGCGATGTTCTGCTGCACTGAAAGGCTGGAGGCATGAATATCGCCCGTGGTCTGAACCACCCCAAGAGCCTGCAAAATCAGATTGGCCCAGAACGCATACCCGACAGGTGATGGATGGATGCCATCGCCACCATCGTATTGAGGGTTCAATGTCCAGAGATTTCCGGCGTCGCCCGACGGGTAGAAGATTCCGAGTTGGCGTGGGTTAACGAATATTCCGTTTGATGCCGAAACGATATTGGAGAGGGTATTGTTGATGGTGTCGGCATCTCGTGACTTCTGATCCGTTCCGCCAGCCAAGTAACCACGAAACGGGAGAATGCCGCACACCACCGGTTGAATGGAAGCTGCGACGCAAGCTGCTAAAATGTTGGTGTAACTGGTTAAAATTGTGTTGGTGGTATTTCCACCGATAAGGTCGTTAACGCCGCCCTCGAGAATGACAAAACGCGGATGGGCGAGCACAACGTCGTTATTAAAACGTGACTCCACATTTCCGATGGTCTGCCCCCCAATACCCATGTTCTGATAGGTGTAATTCAGAGCGCGGCCAACCGAGTATGGCATCTGACCAGGAATGTCGGTGATGTCCTGAAAGGTATCTACGAATGAGGCGTGGGAACGAAGTCCGCTGACAATTGAGTCTCCGATAGCTGCGAAGAATGGAGCGGACATTGAACATTCCACTGGCACAATAACGGTCGGAGCAGCCGTCTGAGATTCCCACGCAAAGCCAGTTGAAGACGGAGTCGAATTGTTAACCGAATATGTCGTCGCGGTCGCCACCGATTTCGACACTAGGACTTGAGCACTGGCAGAGCTGTATGTAATTCTTCCACCAATGAAATCGCCTTCCTGAGCTGCTAACGACGTTGCCACCGTGTTCATGGTCGAGGCGGACACACTGCCAAGAAGATTCGCGCTCGTTGAAATCAGGTCGTACGTGGTCCCGGTTTTCCTCCAGATATTTATAAAGATGCCGGTCACATTGGCCAGAGACGCGGTGTAAAACTTAACCTGCGTAATGGTCCCGTTCTGACGAATTCGATAAATATGCGCATAGCCTAGCCAGTTGTATGAGGTCTGTCCGGTGGTCGGACCAATATTACCAGCACCGGCTGCGACAGTGTCGTAAGGAGCCACTCTCACAATGTTCGTGTTGGGTGGGCCATTAAACGTGCTGAAAGTGGCGTCACCGATATGATTGATGTTGGTGACGAGAGCGCCAGACTTGAACGTGATGAGCGATCCTGAATTGGTGGTAAATTGTGTTGTATTGAAAAGCTTGGTGGAACCACGGACGGAATCAATCCTGAGCCAGCGCCCCACCCCAGAAAGGGGGCTGAATACGTCGGTGGTATTTGTCGCTGCCACACTGCTGGCGATGTAGTTAAAGACGCCACCTAATCCATCAGTCTCCGAGGAAAGACCCGCCACAATCGCAGTCAGCTTGGAATTGATGGATGGTATGTGGTAATCCACAAGCTCCGCAGCGGTTTTTAATTGGATTGTTGGAGTTCCCTGCCCGAATACCGATACAGCAGAGAAGAAAACGATGAGAAGAGCTTTAAAATAGCGCATAAATAGACGGCTGTTTAGTTATTCGAGAAACTGACTTCATACCAAAACCCGTCGTTGCTATCCCAGAGGAGGTGGAGGATATCCCCGCGTCCAATCGTTCGAGTGGCAGCAGCGAGCTTAAGTTTGCTCCCGGCCAAGCTGGATTCACTTTGGAGAGTTAAAGTGTTTGTATCGTCCGTTCCGGTGATGAAAAGATGCTGTCCATCCGTCGCCGGACTCGGAGAAATACTTGGGGTTGAGGTCAAAGTCCGAGGAGCGCCAGAACCTGCGACTCGCACTTTAGCTGCATTCGGATCGATGGTTCCAGCCGCGAGAAGGCTCTGAACAAGAGATGAGGCGGTGAACAATTTAAGAAGGATCGTCAGATCACTCCCTTGAATATCTGCCGCCAACAAATTGTTGAATTTCCCGTCTGCCGCGACGGTTCCACCGATCACCGTTCCATTTATCGTTCCGCCCGTGATCGCGACCGCATTCGCGTTCTGAGATGCCATCGTGCCCGTTGCCGCAAACGTGATCGCGACATTGTTCATCGCCGTTATACGACCAGAAGCATCCGTCGTTATTTGAGCAACATGCGTTGCGTCGCCACGGGTAATCGCCCCGACACCGGTTGCCGCCATCTTCGCCGTGCTTACCGCTCCGACCGCAATCGTTGGATTCGGATATGTGCCGGTCAGATCGCCGCCAGCAGCGCCAGTGAGGATTCCATTCGGTCCCTGAAGTCCAGATGCGCCAATAGTTGCCAATGCAGGAAATGAAGTTCCTGGCGCAACGTTTCCAGCATAAGTCCCACTGGCTGTATTCTTGAGGTTCTTCAGCGTAACCGTCGTCACCCCGTTGATGGTCACGACTTGGAAGGTCCCCATGAATTGGACAAACACGTTCTCGCCTTCCACCATCCACTTCGTTGATGTGGTTGTGTCGATAATGACGTTCGCGCCCTCGGCGGGCATGACAGGCTGAGGAGATGGATTGTATGTCGCGACCGCGGTGACGGCGTCAACTCCATCGGTTCCGTTCGTTCCATCGGCTCCGGCAGGACCCTGCGGTCCCGGCGTGGTGGTGATCGGTGCTGGACTGCCACAAGGCGAACAGGGCTGGGCGGATGGCAAACTCTGCGACATTCAACTTTAACGTTAAAGTAAGGAAATAGTGAAAACAATGAAAAAAGAGTTGCCTTTTCCTTACGATTCGATCAGAAATAACACCGATATGAATCTTTTCCGAATGCCGCACACCGAAGGGAGTCCGCTTCTCACCAGTTTCGGATTCATATCACCCGACGCGTGTGCGGCACCAATTTCCTGAAATGGGACGCCCGCAAAAGTCCAAACCGATCCTGCGATACGGTTATCGCTTCCCACCTGACGCCGATGATCTCGATATTGAATTGTCCGCCATTCGCCATCTCGGACACTGGACCGACGGAGAACGGCAATGCGGCAACGGACTCGCCTTCCACGTCAAACGCGCCATTCAGTTAATTTGGCCACCACCAGAGGGAGGATTCCCACCTGAACCCGGACAGATTTATTGGCATCGCTGGGCAGATTTAATGATTACGGAAATGTGCAAAGAGGGGAGATTGGCACTCTTCGGACCGTCAAGTTCAGGAAAATCGATGTGGTTTGTTCTCTTCGCGTTGATCATGTTCTATGCTCGTCCTGATGGAACCAGTGTCGTGATCTCCTCGACAACTCTGGATGCATTGCAAAGCCGTATTTGGGATTACGTGGTTCAATACCATAAATACGCGAAGCAGCGTTATGATTGGCTTCCTGGTTCTCTTATCGAATCGCGCCAGAAGCTTCTAGCTGATCCGTCAGATGCTGAGGCTCGAAGTCTTAAGAACGGCATTGTTGGCGTCGCGCTTAAGAAAGGCGGTCAATGGCAGGGTCTCGCCGAGTTTGTCGGACGAAAAAACGAAGTGATGATTGTCGGTTGCGATGAGTTAAGTTTTTGTTTCGTAAGCGGGACAATGGTTGATACACCGGAAGGAGAGAAACCAATCGAATCGTTATGGGTCGGGGATCGCGTGTGGTGCGCTGCCGGGGTCGGGAGAATAACCAAGGTGTTCCGAAGAGTGTCGAATCGCTTGGTCACTATTAAAACGGGCCTTGGAAGAACGATCACAACAACTCCGGATCATCCATTTTTTACGCAGGACGGATGGAAAAAGGCTTGCCAGCTTGACGAGAAGTCATTTATCGTAGCCACACATGAAGCATTGCGAATTTTGCGGACAGCCAATCACTCAGGAAGGAGCTCGATCTTGTGGCAACAGTTGCGCTTCGAAATGGTGGAAACAGAAACGAGCTGTGGCCCACACGAAACGGACAAAATTGGAGCGTCCGTTCTGTCTTTGGTGCAAAACCGTGAGAGTGAAGGACCTTCCAAATCGGTTTTGCAGTCTGAGTTGCTCGTCCAAATGGAAGCAGGCTCAACCTGGTTTCAAAGAGAAACGCGCGATCAAAGCGAGTGCCACAATGAAGCGGCTGCATCAAGAGCATCCCGAATGGGGTCAGGCAATGATCGAGAGGAACGCTCGCCGCACACCAGAACAGTTGGCGGCAATGGGACGGAAGGTCAGCAAGCGCTTAAAGGAAATGGGCCACAAGCCATCGGTTCGTGGAGGGAACGGGACCGGACCTACACCAGCAGAAAAAGTTTTGATGGAACGCTTCCCGAATGCGACATGGAATTACGGGATTCGGACATATCAAAGAGCCGGTTCAGGTTACCCCGGATGTTACAAAGTGGATTTGGGTTTTCCGTCGTTACGTTTGGCGGTGGAAGCGGACGGGGCGACACACAACAATCCGGCGCGTCGCTCGCAGGACGTGAAGAAGACTGCGTTCTTGTCGGGGATTGGGTGGACAGTGTTACGGTTCACGAATCGGAGGATACTTCAGGAGCCGGACGTCGTGGAGTCGGAACTGAAGTCTATAATATCGAGGTTGACATCCATCCCTCATACAGTGTGAGCGGACTGCTTGTCCATAACTGTCCGTCTGGCGTCACTGACTCTCTCGCAAATCTTGAATCTAATGAACACTGTTTTGCCTGTTTCATGGGGAACCTGCCCAATATTTACAATCCCCTTGCGAAAGCTGCCGAACCTAAAGAAGGGTGGGAATCATTTCCTGAAACCGAGAAGAGTCGCGTTTACCAAACCCGATGGAAGAATGGACGTGCGATCCAGCTTATTGGGATGGATTCGCCGAATCTCGATTATCCAGAAGGCGCGGAACCATTCAAGGGACTGATCGGACGCCGATATATCGAGCAGCAGGCTTACAATTACGGACGCGATTCAGATATGTTCAACATGTTCGCTTCAGGCAAATTGCCGAAGGCGAGCATGAATCGCGTGGCTGTGCCACGGCATTTGTGCCTCAAATTTCACGCGATGGAACGGGCGGTTTGGGGACACCACAAACTCACGATTGGTTACGCGATGGACGTGGCGTATTCCGGATTGGGTGGTGATCGAACGGTCGGCGTGCCGTTCATGTTTGGCAAGGACAACGTGGGCGCGTGGCGATTCATGCTCGGCCCGATGAAACTTTACGCAGGCAGCAGCACTAAGGAGGTATCTCATGCCGAGGCAATTGCCCGCGATGTTCGGGCGGAATGCGAAGCTCATGGCGTTCTTCCCGAGCATTTCTTTTACGACGGCACGGGGCGCAGCGAGTTTACGATTGCACTTGGCCGAACGTGGAGCACAGCCGTTGTTCCAATTGAATTCGGAGGACCGGCAACGGAACGCATCTGCTTCACCGGAGAACGCCATTTCGGAAATGATCGTGATGGAGAACCTAAAACGTGTCGAGAGGTGTTTGATCGATTCGTGACTGAGCTTTGGTTTGCCATTCGCGAATGCGTGGCGGCAGATCAGGCCCGCGGATTCTCCGAAGAATTGGTTGAAGAATTGAATGGCAGGTTGTTTGAAATCGTGCGCGGTTCAAAATACAGTATTGAACCAAAAGATGGCGAGAAAGAGGGTCGCCCGGTTGGAATGAAAGCACGCGGATTACGGTCGCCGGATTATTCAGATTGCACTGCGACGGCACTGGAGGGTGCGCGGCGTTTGGGATTCCCGCTTGGCAAGGCAGCGATGGCAAAATCAAGGCAGGATGACCGATGGCTGGACTCCTTGCGGGATGACGATTGGAAACGAGCAAATGAGGATACATTGACGACATGACTCTGACCAACCTTCGCAATTTCCCACCGGGCGGTTACAAGTATTTCGAGCCGTCAATCCCGTGGAGAAATCCAGACCCTTCGAACGGTGAAGGCATTGCTCACGCGGCTCGACTGCTTCAGATGGTTCGAGCGCAGAACCCGGATAAGAATTTAGACCCGTCGTATGACGCCTGCGTTGATGCCATCGCGGAATACACATGTGCTCGTTTGAAGCGTGATTTCTCGAAAGAAACGTGGTCGCAATGGTGCGCTGATACGGATGGTCCTGCGGTCAATCCGAACGCCAGAAGTCAGATTTCAGGATGCGCCACGTGCGGAGGAAGAAACCGATGATTGATGAATCCGGGGAAGATAATTAAAAGCGCGATGGCATATTTCAATCTTCGCCGCGAGTGGCTGGGTGATGGAGAAATCCCGGTCGATCCGGCAACGGCACAACGACGGGCCGACACGTGTTTAGCATGTCCGAAGCATACATCGATCCCGTTCTGGGAATTATTGGCCGATCCGATTGCACTTCGAGCGCGGCGTCAGATCGAGGTCAAAAACCAGATGAACTTGCGGGTGGACGGCGAGAAATCGCTCCACGTCTGCTCGGTCTGTAGCTGCGTGCTCAGGCTCAAAGTGCATGTTCCGACGCACGTTGTGCAGGCAATGCGAGAACCGAGCGATATTTTCCCTGAGAACTGCTGGATAGAAAAGGAGAAGAATGAGCAACTTAACAACGGTCATAACGGGTAGCGGGCGGCGGCAAGACCTGCTGATGGCGGCATTGCGGAGTGCTCTTTCCGCGAAGATTCCAAACATCGTCATCACGAGTCCGCCGAAGCTTCCTCAGATACCCGTATCCTCGCGCATCAAAGTCGTGACGGTTGATCCTGATCCTGGATGCAACGCCACTTGGATTGCTGGAATCAAGGCGGCGACGACTGAATGGATTCATATCCTGCATGACGACGATTTGATTTTGCCGGATTTCCTTGGGCATATCGGAGACGCGCTGACGACTGGAACATCTCAATTCCTTTTGCTAGATGCTGCTTCGCATAAGCATGACGGAACGAAGAAACCGCATCACAAGCTTTGGCATAATCGCGGCGGGTTGCATCCATGCGCGAACCTCCTCACGCATTTGATGCAGGCTAAATTGTCCATCTCGCCAGTCTCCGGTATTTTCAAGCGCGAGTTCCTGATCCGAGTGTTGGAAGAGTTTCAGGAGAACTGCACGCCGAAACCGGAGTTTGAATATCGGCCAAAGATGCAGGTTGGAAATGATCTCCTCATTTGGTTACGAGCCACACAGATCAAAGGTCAATTTCTTTACATCGACAAACCGATGGTGAGTTACGGCAACCACGATGGGAGCGTGACGGTGTTTGACCAGAAGCAAACGCATGGACGGTTGCCTCTGATTTACGAGGCGACGAAGAATTACTGGAAGGCGAGCCGTATCTTCAAAGAGATACTCGCGCCACACGCTGAAGCGATGGTCGATCAATCCCTGAAGAAACAGGCGGAAACCATATCCAAGACTCCGACTGTTGATGTTCCGCTTGATGGATTTAATCCAGTCCGAGATATGGACATCGCCACGTTCTGTTATTTGCCTGAGATTCAGAAGAACACCGCGTTCCTCGCCCATCTGAGTAAGTTTAAACGCAGGTTCCCGTTGCATATCCTCACCGATGGGGAGTCGAGGATTAACAGCAAAGCATGGACAACGCACACCGTGCCGAAGATTGGACCGTTC